CGCATCAAGTCGGGTGGCAAGGGCGGCGCTCCGGGGCAGTGGTCAGCTCGTAAAGCGCAGATGCTGGCGTTGCAGTACAAGAAGTCTGGTGGGGGGTATAAGTGAGTGGACTCGCCAAACCGCAAGCCAGCCTCAAAGCGGGGACACAGCAAAAGTGGCGCACAAAAAGTGGCAAACCATCTACGCAGGGAAGCAAAGCAACGGGCGAGCGATACCTCCCCGAAGCCGCCATCAAAGCGCTATCCCCGCAAGAGTATGCCGCCAGCACCCGTGCCAAGCGAGCCGGTAAAGCAGCAGGAAAGCAGTTCGTTCCACAACCTAAAGGCGTGGCTAAAAAGACTGCTGCGTATAGGAAATAAGTAATGGCCTTCAATACGACCGATACGTACAACTTCAACCTAGACCTAAACAATATGGTTGAGGAAGCATATGAGCGTTGCGGACATGAGTTGCGCTCGGGCTATGACATGCGTACGGCACGGCGGTCGTTGAATTTGCTTACTATGGAGTGGGCAAACCGTGGCATTAACATGTGGACGGTGGAGCAAGGACAAATCACGCTTGCCTACACCAGCCCGACGCCTACCATTACCTACAACCTGCCGGTCGATACGGTTGACCTGCTGGATCATGTAATCCGTACGGGTACTGGCCAGAACCAGACTGACATCAACATCACCCGGATCAGTGAGTCTACCTACGCCATGATCCCAAACAAGAACGCTGTTGGCCGACCCTGCTAATGTGGTGCAATACCCCACCTTCACGGTGTGGCCAGTCCCTGACAATAGCCAGACCTACACCTTTGTGTACTGGCGCTTACGCCGTATGCTAGATGCTGGCACTGGCGTTACGAATCAAGACGTACCGTTTCGGTTTCTGCCTTGCTTGGTAGCAGGGCTTTCCTATTTCTTGTCGGTAAAGATAGCACCGGATCGCATGGTCGCATTAAAGGCCATGTACGACGAAAGCTGGGAGCTTGCAGCTGGCGAGGATCGTGAAAAGGCTGCGGTGCGTTTCGTTCCCCGACAACAGTTTTTGACGGGCTAAGCCATGCCGGTGCCTTTTGCATCAGGCAGGCATTCGATAGCCGAATGCGATCGCTGCGGGTTTCAATACAAACTCAGCGAACTGAAAGAGCTGGTCATCAAGACCCAGAATGTCAACATTCTGGTATGCCAAGAGTGCTGGGAACCCGACCAACCGCAGCTGTCTCTGGGTATGTATCCCATCGAAGACCCGCAAGCGGTGAGAAACCCCCGCCCTGATACCAGCTATTACGCTGTCGGAGCCAATGGCGCTGGAGGCAGCCGCATGATTCAGTGGGGATGGAACCCTGTGGGCGGCGCTAGAGCGTGGGATAATGGACTCACGCCAAACGACTTAGTAGCCACTGGCGGTGTCGGCACTGTCACCGTAAGTACAACTTGAGATAACCATGAACTACGCACAATTAAGCGCCGCTATCCAAGAGTACTGCCAATCGACTGAAGCGTCGTTTGTCGCGAACATTCCCACGTTCGTGAAGCAGGCCGAGAAGCGTATCTACAACATGATACAGTTCCCGTCGCTTCGCAAGAATGTGACGGGGACTACTTCGTCAGGTAATAAGTACTTGGCATGCCCTGATGATTTCTTGGCTCCGTATTCGTTGGCAGTAATATTGGCTGATGGCAGCTATGAATATCTGCTGAATAAAGATGTGAACTTTATTCGGGAATCTTATCCGACCCCAACATCCACTGGCACCCCGTCGTACTACGCCTTGTTCGGCCCTCGTTCTGATCAAGCAACTGAACTCACATTCTTGCTTGGCCCTACGCCGAATGCCGCCTACACGATGGAACTCCACTACTTCTTCTACCCAGCCTCTATCGTGGATACGGGTACAAGTTGGTTGGGCGATAACTTTGATCCAGTGCTGTTGTATGGCTCTCTGGTTGAAGCCTACACCTACTTGAAGGGCGACCCTGACTTGCAAACTCAGTACGAGAACAAGTACAAGGAAGCCATCCTGTTGGCCAAGCGTCTTGGCGATGGCATGGAGCGGCAGGATGCTTATCGTAGTGGTCAGGCTAGGATTCCTGTGACATGAGTGGATTCAGTGGCGGCATGCAGATTGGCCCAGTCAATGTGTTCACCACGCAAAACCGTGGCTTCACGGCGGAAGAGATTGCGGATAGGGCTTTAGACAAGATCATTTACGTGGGTGATCAGAGCCATCCTGCCATACTGGAGCAGGCCAAGGCTTACAAGGAATACATCCGGGAAGTGTTAGTTAAGTATTTGAAAGAGGCTCAGCAAAGCGAACGCACGACTATTTGTGCCAAGCTCACTTTGCAAGGGCATAGTGATTTGGCAAAGATCATAGGAGAACTGTAATGGCAATTAGCCAAGCAATGGCGACCAGCTTTAAGGTCGAGATCCTCAACGGTATTCATGCGTTTGGAACCTCGGTTGTTCGCGGCTCCACCACGGCTGACACCTTCAAGATTGCACTGTATACCTCGTCTGCGTCTTTGGATGCGGCGACCACGGCCTACTCCACCTCTAATGAAGTGAGTGGCACTGGCTACAGCGCGGGTGGCAACACGCTCACCGTGTCACAAGTCCCGACATCGAGCGGCACGACCGCGTTTTTGGACTTTGCTGACACCACTTGGAGTACTGCCACGATCACCGCTAATGGCGCTTTGATCTACAATAGCACCCAGTCCAACAAGGCAGTGGCTGTGCTGGCGTTTGGCGGTGACAAGACTTCCACCGCTGGTGACTTCACGATTCAGTTCCCGACCGCTGACGCTTCTAACGCGATCATTCGCATCGCTTAATCAGGAACCCAGTGGCTACAGGCTGGGGATTAGGTGGCTGGGGTGAATCCGGTTGGGGTTCAGTCAACAATGTCACCGTTGCGTTTGAGGGTTGGAATGCCTCCGGCGTAGCCTGGGGGGATCAAGGATGGGGTGAAGGTCACACCAATGTGACCGGAACCACGGCGGTTGGCACCGTCACTGTAGTGGCCGAAATCAATACCTTGGTCGAGGTGACTGGGGTATCAGCAACCACCGCCATTGGAACGGTTGCTGTAGAAACTAGTAACGTTATTTCTGTCGATGGTGTTTCAGCAACCACTGCCGTTGGGGTAGTTGTTGTCACTGGCGTAGCCAATGTTACCGTTACAGGTAACTCAGCTACGGCCAGCGTTAACTCGGTCACCGTTAGAACTCAGCAGGTTGTAGCAGTCACAGGTGAAGTTGGCACAACCGCTGTAGGCGATGTCGTTGTTGCTGCCAATGCCTTGGTTACTGAAACGGGTGTTTCAGCAACAGGTACTACCGGATCTGTTGATGTCCAGACTGACCAGATTCTGGATGTCACCGGAGTTGAAGCTACTGGCTCTATCGGAACTGTTTCGATAGCGCTTGGATTCACCGTATACGCCACTGGCGTACAAGCGACAGCTTCCGCAGGTAGCGTTGTCGTTAAAGCGAACGCCACTGCAGTTATTACCGGAGTTCAGGCTCAAGGGATTATTGGCTACTACAACATCTGGTCTCTGGTGGATACCACGCAGAACGCTTCTTGGCAAAACATTGGAACTACACAGTCAGCGAATTGGGTTAATATTTCTACCACCCAGTCGCCTAATTGGACGCAGATTGCTGCATAGGGGTAATTGAATGGCAACTTATAGCAACCTTGGTATCAAGCTGATCACCACGGGCGATGAAAGCGGTACTTGGGGTACTAGCACCAATAACAACTTTTCTGATGTTATTGATGAAGCCATCGCTGGTGTTGTCACGTACAACATCGGTAGCGACGCAAACTTCACTCTGACGGTATCGGACGCCACCTCCAGTGATGCGCGACACGCCGTTATTAAGTTCACCTCGGTCTCGCTGTCAGCTACCCGAACTTGCACATTTGCCCCTGATGATCTGCAGAAGGTTTGGGTGGTCATCAACGCCACGACCGGCGGACAGTCTCTAACGTTCAAGCAAGGCTCCTCTGGAGCCACCGTGACGGTAGCCAATGGTGAGAGTGCCATCATCTATTCAGATGGCGCAGGAGCCAGCGCAGGGGCTATTACGCGGGTTCTGGATAGCTTCACCAACACTGCTATCGCAACCACCACGCTCAACGCCACTACCGTGGATGCCACCAACCTAGAGGTAACGAACCTCAAGGCAAAGGACGGTACTGCGGCAGCCACGATTGCCAATAGCACCGGCAAGATCACGATTTCGACAGAGCTTGCGGTAGACAACCTTAACTTCGCTGGCAATGCCATTACCTCGACAGACACGAATGGCAACATTGACTTGACGCCAAATGGGACGGGCGAGGTCAATATTACCAAGGTTGACATCGACTCCGGCGCTGTTGATGGCACAGCTATAGGCGCTGTTAGTCCATCAACCGGTGCATTTACCACGCTTTCCGCTACCGGCGTCACGACAGTTCAGTCAGGCACTAACTCAGCCCCTGCAATCGTTCCTTCTGGTGATACCAACACAGGCATCTATTTCCCTGCCGCTGACACGGTGGGATTTGCGGAAGGCGGCACTGGATTTAAAGTCGGTTATCGCAATGTCCCGCAGTCAGGTAGTGACAAGACGACTTCCTACACGCTCGCTACTAGCGATGTCGGTGAGTTTGTGGGTGTTGGCAGCGGTGGATCTATCACCATCCCAGACAGCACATTCTCTGCGGGAGATGTGGTTTCGGTGTTCAACAACACCTCGGGCAATATCACGATCACTTGCACCATCACGACTGCCTACATAGCTGGCACGGATAGCGACAAAGCTACTGTAACCCTTGCTACCAGAGGTGTGGCCACGATACTGTTCCTCTCTAGTACGGTGTGCGTCATCACTGGAAATGTGAGCTAAGCAATGTCTGGTAGCCAACAGCTTCTCCTTGGCGGCATTCCGACGGCAGTCCCCGTCGATCCGTACTTCTACTCTGTCACCTCGCTGCTGCACGGCGATGGCACCAATGGCGGCCAGAACAATACGTTCTTGGACTCGTCCACTAACAACTTCACCATCACGCGCAAC